CCGTTGTTGATGTCCGTCCACGGCTTGTCCGGCATCAGCATCAGCTTGGCGATGGCGCCCTCGGCCAGCACGTAGAGGTACTGGTTGAAGATCCACTTCGGGAAGCTGGTTGCCGACTGCGACGGTTGCAGCGCCAGCGTGGTGGTCAGCCCGCCCGTGATGTTGGAATCGGGAAGCGCGGCCAGAATCACCTGCTCGGTATCGACCTGCGTGAAATACTTTGGGCGTGACGCTTCGGTGCGCCAGCGCGGAACTTCCTTGTTGAGCCAGGCCACGTCCTTCGGTGACAGCGGCACGCCGTCAAGCTCTGCGGCAATGACACTGGCCACATCGGAACCAGACAGAGGTTCAAGGTCGTAGGCGCTTTCACCGGCCACGACATCCAGCGGATCGGGCAAGTGCTTCCAGATCCACGAACCGGCACAGAACTCGATGACGGTACGCTTGATGGCGTTCTCCGTCACCGGGTCGGACGGATCGGCGGCCAGGTACGGCAGCACTTCGTCCAGCAGTTCGGAATATTTGATGTTGGCCATGGCAGTCGATTATGGGAGTCGCCCAACAATTCGACTCAACGGTCGCCCAGCTCGTGTTTCCATTCTTCAATCTGGTCGATCATGGCCTTCTTGGTCATGGTGACATTCAGATCCTTGTCCCATGTTTCCTTGGCCAGGGCCAGCAGTTCGGCCTTGTTCATCTTCTCCAATGGCTTGTTCAGGTCTTCAGGGTCAATCGTCACCGTCTGGCCGTCCTCTCCGGTGCTCTGGATGGATACCGGCGTCTCGACGCGCGCGCGGTCGGCCTCGTCTGCCAGATTCCATTGATCCGGGTATTTCAGCAGCAGCTTGGCCTGCGCGTCGGTGACTTCCAGCACGTCGCCTTTGCCGTTCCAGCATTTGCCCGAGTGCGCCACATTGTCGAAGGCAGAGGGTTTGTTGCCGACATAGACGAGTTTCACGAGGTTGGACATGGTGTTCTCCTTGGATTCAAAAAAACGGGGCCGCACATGGCCGCCCCGCCTATTGCTCACGGCTGCTCACGGGCAATCACTGGCCCCTGAACTCGTAGGTCAAGACCGTATCGAGTTGGCCGGTTGCCGCGCCGCCCGCGACGGTGGCGATGATGTAAGCGTCGTAGGCCAGCGTGACCGGTTTGGAGGACATGTGCGTGGAACTTGCAGCGTTCGTCGCGGTGGGAGCCAGGAAGGCAGTGTCGGAACCGCCAGCCTCGCCGTTGACGTACTCAAAGCCCAGCGCCAGCGTGGTTCCGGCACCGAGGGCAGCGGCAACCATGTGAGCGTCGAGCACCTTGGTTCCGGCATAGACCTTATTCAGCCGGATCACGTCGCCGATTTGCGCGGCTGCCAGCGTCACGTAACCGTGCGCAGCCGCCGCTGGGCATTCACCGCTATAAACGGTGTCTTGCAAGGAGGGTGCATTGATGATGGACATTTCAAGATTCCTTTCAGTTGGGGGTCGAAGCCCCCGTTATTTACTCAATCTTACCGTGTTCGTCGAGATTAACTCGATCAGGAACCCAGCAGCGTGCGGCCAGCAGCAGACGCCGGATCGGGCGAGTAACTATCGACCACGGCCACGCCGAAGTCCGTATCGGTGCCGTCGATCTTGAAGCGAATCTTGGCCGAACCGGTCATGGATGCAGCGACGGTTTCGATGCTGTTGCCGTGATCGACTTCCTTCTCCGACCAGTCGTAGAAGTAGTCCGATGCCGACTTGCCGTAAGCCTTGGCCAGCGCCTGCGCACCGACGATGATGGCGCGATCCACCGGTTGCGCGGTCTGCACCGTGCTCTCGGTATAGGTGCCGCCGTCGCTGCCGCCCGTGTCGATAATCACGTTGTCGCCCGTGTCGAAGCGAATAGCGTAACGGTTCATGCGCTTGATGAGCATGCCGTTCCACATGATCGTCTCGTAGGCATCGAACAGCGGATGCTTGAGGCCGCCCGACTTGCGCTCGAAAGCGTTGGTCACGGCCTGACGCCAGGTGGTCTGGCTGGTACGGCTTTGCAGGTAGAGCCACTGGCGTTCGGTGACGAACATCACCCACAGCGGATCGTTCCAGGAGCGGTCGTCGCCCTTGATCTTGACCGACTGCATGACCACTGGCGATTCGCGCAGTTGCGCCACGATACGGTCAACGTCTTGCAGGGTCAGCGCATCGTTGGTGCCGATGTTTGACGGCGTGGTCGCGTCGTTGGCCGCGAAGTAGCGGTTCTTGGTCGGCGCCTTGACGGGATTGACCATGATCTCGCCGAAGTCCGGGTCGGCCTGATTCGGCACAACCCAGTCCGTCGTGTTCTGGGAGCCGCGAGCGCCAGCCAGTTGCACGATGGCGGTCTGATCTTCGAGGCGCTGCATCCAAGCCTGCAAACCGGCCATGGAGATGTTGCGCAGGTTATGCACGGTTCGCTTCTGGGTCATGCGGCCACCGGAGTCAGCACCGCCGCGTACCTGGTCGATACGCACGTCCATGCTGGAGTAGGTAAGCTGCATCATGCGGCCCTCGATGCGCTTGTCGCCCATCACCGGCTTGCCTTGCAGGATGTTGAACAGGTCGATACTGACAGTATCGCCCGCGCCCTTGGCCAGATCTCCGGCCTTGACGATAGGGTAGTCCGGTGAGGTCTGTCCCTTCGACTTGGCGGCAAAGCTGCCTTCCTTCGGCATTTCGCCGGAGATTAGATTCATGAAACCGGGGGCGTGCTGAACACGGGTGAACAGGCCCACCGAGTAGATTTTCCGCGCGAGGGCGGAACCGACTGGGATATTGGTAGACATTTGAGTCCTCGTTATTGGTTACAGGGTTCGGAAATACGCATCCATTTGGTCAGGCGTCATCCCTGAGAACTTGTCGGCCAGTTGCAGAGAACTCATGTTCTCTGCGGCTTCGCGTTCGTCCTGGGCGGCGTGCTGCCCTGCCGGGAATTCGGAAAGGGAGGTCGGCACGTTGGTGCGACCGGCCTTGGCGTCTTGTTCCGCCTTGGCTTGTGCTGCCTTCTTCAAATCCACGGCACTCGTTTGTGAAGCTGGCTTGGCTGTACTCGGCAAATCAATCGGCCCCAATGCGCTCTCAACCATTTCGGTGATCTTGGCGAAGCGTTCCGACAGAGGTTTTTCAGCCCAGGCGGTTTGTGATCGCAGCGTGGCGTCGAACTGTTTTGCCAGTTCAAACGCTTCGGCGTTGGTCGCCTGGATGTGCGCCAGTTTCGGAATCGAGTCGATAGCGTCCTGCACCGTTTCGGTGTCGGAGCGCGCACGCTCGGCCTCGTGGCTACGCACACTGTCCTCGACTGGCTGCAACTTCGATTCAAGCTGCGCGGCTCGCGCCATCGTTGCTTGAAGCGCCCTATGGACGGTCGGGAAATCCTCTTTCAGTGCTTCCATATCCTCCGGGGAGAGATCGCTTGCAATCGGCGTTTGCGGGGTGGTGCGGGCGCTTTCACCAGTTTTCGCCCCTTGATTATCAGACTGAACGGTCTGCTCCAGCGCGGTTACACGGTCGGTCATTTCCTTCACCAATTGCTCGGCTCGGGATGCCCGGTCACGTTCGCTCTTGAGTACCGAGTACGGAATGACATGCTTCCCGTCCTTGGTGGCGACACCAGCGGCGTCACTCTCGTTGTCAGACTGGCCCTGCTCTGCCTTCTGTGGTTCCTTGTCTGCCGGCTCGTCGTTGGCTTGCGCCTTGTCCGCCTCCTTGGCTACGGGTTCGGGTTCCTTCGCGGCTGTCTGCGGTTCTGCACCGCTTTCAAGCTGATCGAAAACCTTCTGCAAGTCCTCGGGGTTGTCGGAAAGATTGCTCAAATCAAGTTCGATGCCTGCCATTTGCTTCACTCCACTTATCGCGTTGGTTGCGAGGGTTCCGACAAACGCCAATAACCCATGACGGGGAACTGCTTGTCGTGGAGTGAAGGATATGGTGGCTAGAGCAATTCGACTTGACGTTTTTTCAATTGATAGTGATAGGCGAAAAAAAAGCCCGCCGAAGCGGGCCGGCGTGTGGCGCGTTATTGAATGACCGGTGCCGTCACGGCCATTTGCGGCGTGCGTACCATCGGCTGCTGTTGCGTCTGTTGGGCCTGCCCGGTGGCACGCTCGGATTCGGCATTCAGCTTGCGGATACGCGCGGCGCGTTCGGCGGCGTCCAGCACCAGCAGCTTGTCCTGCATGGCCTTCTGGTCTTGCGCCTGCTGCGCCTGGGCTTGCTGTGCAGCGGCCTGCTGCTCCGGGTCTTGGATGCCGACGGCGGCGCGCAAGCGGTCGGCCAGCGCATGACGGCCAGGCATATCGGTTGCCTCGATGACGAAATCCACCACGAAGCCCTGCAACTGAGGCGGCAAGCTCTTGGTGATCTCGGTCAGCATCTGCAACTGCTGCATGCGATAGGTCGGCGAACTCGGCACATCGTCGAGCACCACCTTGGCCTTGACCTTGGCCACGTCGTTCAGGGTGAATGGCTGGCCGGTCTGCTCGTCGATGGCTTGCTGGTTAAGCTGGATGACCTTCTTGTTCTTGCCCTCTCCGATGGTCACGCGCGCCGGCCCTTGCATCAGGTTCTGCTTGACCAGATCGAACAGCATTTCACCCACCAGGCGGCGTGAATAGCGGAAGTTGTC